ACTCGATGGAGTGCCGGGGCACCCACCTGATCTGCGCCGGCGAGAAGGGCTGCGGCGAGAAGTTCGAGTACGCCGCCGTCGGCACCCACTGCGAGCACCTGCGCGAGCGCACCAGCATCCGGCACATCGTCAACCCCACCTTCCGGGGCGGGGCGCTGATCGTGCCCCCGGTGCGGCCGGGCTGGGCTGAGGCGCACGCCTCGGTGCTCACGGATGCCGTGATGCAGGAGGCCGCGTCCTACGCCGAGCAGAACGAGGCGGCCTACCTCTCGCTGGCCGCCGATGGGGTGGACATCACCGCGTCGGCCTGGGAGCAGCTCATGGCGATGACGATGGTGGCCGCCGGCCGCTGACCTTGAACGAGCGTTCTGATTGACCGATGCCATCGGCATGAGTGAGAGCGCTCCGACGCCGTACGACGACGAGCCGCTTCCCGAGGACCCGGGTGAGGAAGTCCTGGACCTCGAGGACGAGGCATGAGCCAGCACCTCGCGACCTGGCTGGCCGACGTGCTGCGGGCGGGTGGCTGCGACGTCGTGGAGTACCCCGGCTGGGAGGAGCGCACGCGGCCCCAGAGCGCTGGGAACTTCGACGCCCGCGCGCTGTTCGTCCACCACGACGCCTCCGGCCGGGGCCCTTCCCCGCAGATGGCCCGCTACATCGCCGAGGTCGGTAGGCCTCCGGGCACGCCGGCGCCACTGAGCCAGGCCTGGGTCGACACCGCCGGCACCTGGCACGTCACGGCCGCCGGCCGGAGCAACCATGCGGGCCTTGGCCAGGGCTGGGGCCGGGTCCCGCGCGACTCGGGCAACACCTACGCGCTCGGCATCGAGACCGACCACACCACCGGCGAGGACTGGCCGCCTCACCAGGTCGAGGGACTCATCCGGGGCGTGGTGGCCATCTGCCGCTACCTCAACCTCAACCCGTTCAACTCGGTGTGTGGCCACAAGGAGTATGCGGCCGGTCGCAAGGTCGATCCCGACGGCCTGGACATGGACGACTTCCGGGCCAAGGTCGCCGCAGCGATCCCCTCGAAGAAGCCGGTGCCGGCCGAGGGCGTCCGGGGTGGCAAGGCACTGGCCATGAGCGCTCCGACCCCGGCCAAGCCGACGCCCGTCGTCGACAAGATGAACCCGAAGAACTACTTCCTCGGGGCGCACGGCGATCACGTCACCTGGCTCGGTCAGCGTCTGGCCGCCCACGGCTTCGGCTACTTCTATGCGGTGGGCCCGGGGCCGGACTTCACTGGCGTGGACCGCTCGGCAGTGCGTGCCTTCCAGCTGTCCCAGGGCTGGAGCGGCGCCGACGCCGATGGCTTCCCAGGGGCCCAGACGCTGCAGCGTCTCGCCAGCGGGGCGTCCTACCGCGCGAAGGTTGTCCGACTCGACCACATCGTGAAGGCTGCGCGGTCTGACCCGCGAGCAGCTCAAGGAGCGGCCTCCTACCGGGCCGAGACCCTGGTGGTCGAGGAAGCCCTGGCCGATGAAGGCCTGCTCGACATGCGCTACTTCGACGGGTCCTTCGGCTCGCTCACCGTCAAGGCATACGCCAAGTGGCAGCAGCGCATCGGTTACCGGGGATCCGCCGCCGACGGCGTCCCAGGACGGGCCTCGTTGACCGCGCTGGGGAAGAAGCACGGATTCCAGGTGGTCTGACGCGGGTTTGGCCGCGCATCTGATTTCAATCCCTGCATGAGCGGCACCGATGGCTTGTGGCGTGGCACCGGATAAGGCAGCACAGCTGCATGACGAGCTTCTCGCCGCGATGCCGGCGGGGGCTCGACACGACTCCGACATCTGTCCGTTCTGCGTTGAGCGAGCGGCTCAGGCCAATGCCACAACGTCCGAAAACCCTCCGGCTGAAAGCCGTTCGGACGAGAACGCCAATCAGTCAATCCGAACAACGGAGGGAGGGACGAACAAGTCTATGAGCGACAAGGACGAGACCGCCATGGTTTCCATGGCGACTCACGAGGCCCTGCTGGATAAGGCCCTTCGCGAGGGCACGGCTGAGCTGCAGACGGCTCTCACCGCCAAGACCGACGAGGCTGCGCAGGCGACTGCGCGGGTCACGGAGCTCGAGGCGGAAGTGGCTTCGCTGAAGGCCGACAACGTCCGCCTCAACAGTGAGCTCGACACCGCCCAGATCAGCCTCCGGGCTGCGACGGACGAGGTCGCCTCGCTGAAGACGGACATCGCCGAGCGGGAGACCAAGGCCCGCAAGACCGAGATCGCTTCGGCGCGTGCGACCCAGGTCAAGAACCTCAAGCTCTTCTCGGACGAGTACGTCACCGAGAAGGCCGAGGCCTGGGCTGACCTCGCTGAAGAGGCCTGGACCGAGAAGCTCGACGAGTGGCGCCAGCTCAAGCCGGCGTCGACCGACGAGGCTTCCGAGGAAAACACCGACTCGGCCATGACGGGGACGTCCGGTGACCTCACCGGTACGCCCGCCGACGAGGCCAAGACCGTTCCGGCCCGGCGCCGCGCGCTGGGCCTCGACTGAGGAAGGAGGTGCAGTAATCGATGTCCTACACGCGTAACTTCGGGATCCGCTCGTTCGAGAACATCGTTCGCAACGGTCGCTTTCGGGCTCCGGCCACCGGCACTCCGCTGGTGATCGGCTCTCCGGTCGTGATCAATGCGGCCTCGCCTGGCTTCCTCAAGCAGGCGGCGGATGGCCAGGCTCCGGCCAACGGTGGTGTCGTCGTCTTCGAGCACATCCAGAGCTTCTCTGGTCCGCTCGTCGAGCACATGGACGCTCCGTTCACCGACGTGCCCCTGGGGCAGTACGCCCAGATCGTGCACGGCGCCGGCGTCAAGGTCTGGATCAAGAAGACCAGCGACAAGACCCTCTACGACGGTCGGACACAGACGGGCTACGACCCGTTTGACGCCACCGTCAACCTGGGTTCGCTCGCTATCGGGGCCCAGCTGGTCCCGGCGGCCAGTGGCAAGTGGCGCGTCGCCGACGCCGGCGACATGAACGGCACTCCCCCGGTTCTGCCGGAGGCCGGCTGGCTCACCGTCGAACAGATCAATGCCACGGCCGGTCTGGTCGAGGCTCGCTTCAACTTCTGAGAGGAGGGACAACTGACATGTCGGCAACCAAGAAGATGGTCGACTCCTTCGGCCGCACGGCAGAGGAGAACAAGTCCCGCCTCGAGATTATGGAGGCGGCCAACGAGGAGGCCCGCAAGAACTGGAAGGACCCGAAGTACCGGGCCGACTTCGCTGAGGACCTCACCGAGTCGATCCTGCTGGGCTTCGAGTACGAGACGCTCGTGGACCGCTTCATCACCACGGAGCGCACCGACTTCAACGGTGCGATCTACGTGAAGGAGACCAAGGGCGTCAAGGCCTTCTACATGGCGCGTGGCGGCTACATCGAGGCTTCCGAGCTCACCTCGGAAATCTCGCTGGTCCCCCGCGACATGATTGGTGTGCACGTCTGGGACAACGAGGACAAGTTCCTTACGAACTTCTCCGAGAGCGCCCAGAGCCTGCGTGACCTCTCCATCCGTCGGATGGACGCCGAGGTCAACCGCCGGGTGCACACCGTGCTGGCCGAGGCGATCCCCAGCGGCTCGCCTTACTACCTCAGCACCCCTGGCCTCTCCAAGCCCGGTGTCGACGCGGCCCTGCGTGCCGTGCGTGACGCCGGCAAGGAGGAGCCGGTGATCGTGGGCCGGTCGACCATGACCGACCAGATCGCGGACTTCGACGGGTTCGGCAACGAGACCCGCGAGGAGATCCGCCAGAAGGGCGTGCTGGGCGTCTACAAGGGCGCGACGATCATCACGCTCAAGAACTTCAAGGACGAGGATGACGTTCCGTTCATCCCGGCCAACGAGCTGTGGGTCATGACCAAGGACTTCGGCAAGTTCGGGTTCTATGGCGGCCTGCAGTCCAAGGAGTTCAACGAGCTGGACAACTGGTACTGGCACTACCTGGCCCGTCGGGACAGTGGCGTGCTGGTTCACCACCCGGAGCGGGCTCGCCGGCTCCTGGACAGCTCGCAGGCTGCCTGATCACAGGCCTAGCGGCGGCCCCTCGGGAAACCGGGGGGCCGCTTGCGTTCCCGGGAGATGTGAAACCGAACGTTAGGCCCGCCGATGCTCCCGGCGAAAGAGGAACTGGGCTCGACTAGGACTGGAGAGAGCAATGCGTCGAGGCGCGATCACCCAGCAGGACCAGGAGTTCGTCGAGACGTGGGAGAACATCTCCGTCACGTCGAACGTCGTCATTCGGCTGGACGTCCGGGGCGAGGAGAAGCCCGAGGTCGTCACCGGCCAGCGCAACTTCATGATCACCACCGAAGAGCGGATGATCACCCAGAACAAGATCCTCGAGAAGGCCAACGACCCCTTCCGCAACGGGTGCTTCCGGCCGGTCACCGTCCCCGATGGCGTCACAGTGGAGAGCAACCCCAATGCACTGTCCAACGAGGAGGTGCGTCAGGCGCTCTACTCCTCGGACTTCGTCTGGAGCGAGTGGATGAAGACCATCGACTCGCCGGAGACGCTGCGGCGCATGATCGAGATGGCCACCGAGCGGGGCAGCAAGGTCACCTATGACCGCATCCAGGAACTGCGCGAGAGTCTCGAGAACGTCAAGCCGGCGACCCAGGTCACCCAAAAGGACCGGGAGCAGTACGAGGCCATCGGCGCCGGCGTCCCGGTGGGTGCCGGCACGCCTCCTTCGGGCTCAACTGGACGTTCGTCCAGATACCGCTGAGCCTGGCCCTCGGGCCAGTGGCCGGAAGTTCTGAGGCGGAACGTCGGGATTCGATCCCGGAGGAGCAGGTTCAACTCCTGCCCGGCCAGCAACTGAGACGAGTGGTCGCTGTGGCCGATGACACCAGCAGCGCACCAACGTGAGGGGTCTGGGATATGGCTGTCGAGCTGAGCGAGTTTGTCGGCTCGCTGCGCCGTGAAGTGACTCCGCCCGGCAGCACATTGTTCGCCGACGTGGATGACGACACCTGGATCGGTTACCTCTCCGATGCGTTCTGGGAGGCCCGGCTCGACAAGCTGCTCGAGCACTGGACCTGCGACGAGGACGGCACGGTCCTGCCCCTGGTCACCGGCGACGCCGACCTGCCGCGCGAGAGCGTCTCACTGGTGGTGCTCTACGCCGGGATCAAGGTCCTGCGCAACCGGATCATCTCGATGAACTCGGCCTTCAAGGCGAAGGCGGGCCCGGTCGAGTACGAGGCGCAGAACTCCGCGACCGTGCTCGCCGAGATGCTCCGCCAGCTCAAGGCCACCAAGGAGTCGATCAAGGACGCGCTCGAGTCCGAGGGCACGGCCACGGCGGTGATCGACGCCTTCAGCGTCCGGCTGTTCTCCCCGGCGTCCTACTTCGGCGACATCTCGCTGACGGGCTGAGCCTGTGGCCACTCCACAGGTGCCCGGATTCGACGCGGGGGGCTTCGACGCGCAGGCGTTCCGCGACGCCATCCAGTTCTCCATGCAGATGGGGGCCGCTCCCGAGGGGGCAGATCAGGCCACGTTCATCTTCCGGTCGGTCGGGCCCGCCACCTACTGGAAGAACGGCGTCGAGGTGACGCCGGCGCCGCGACTCGATCAGGACGGCAAGCCGCTGGACCCGGACATCGAGGTCCGCCAGCCGGCGCCGGTCGAGATGAAGGTCGACTGCGCAGTGGAGTTCTTCCAGGCGAGTCCGGACGAGCTGCCCACCGGGAACTTCCTGCCCACCAAGGCCGTGCTGACGCTGCTTGACCAGGACTACGCCAAGGTCAAGGGCTGTCTGGACGTGCGTCTGGGTGGGGATCGCTACCGGCTCGGCTACGAGGTCCCGCCGA